CGCAGGAAGCCCCGGAAAAGGGCGCTCAGTAAAGTTTCCCTCTGATGGGGAAAGCCTGTCAGAGGGCTTTTATTTGGAGGTGTCGTGTTGGCCGTAACACTGAGAGAAAATGCCCTCACCACTCTGGATGCCCTGAAAACCTCGCTCGGCATCGACCCGGCGGAAGAAGATGCACAGCGGGACGCAACCCTTGTGCAGCTTATCAATGCGGCATCTGCGTGGCTGGAAACTCAGCTGGGAAGAAAGCTGGGGAAAAGCACCTACCGGCAAAAATATTGCGGTACTGGAACGCAGATGTTGTCGCTGGAGCAGTATCCCATTGTCAGTGTGGAACGTATCACGGACACGTTCACCGGGGAAACCATTACGGACTTCGATTTCAACGAAACCGGCGAGATCGGGGTTCTGTTCCGTGAAGATGGATGGACATACCGCGGGCACATCGGCGGGCTGGCCTATGACTACATTGCCCCCAGAAAATATCTGGAGGTGCAGTATGTGGCCGGGTATATTCTGCCGAAAGATGCCACCGAAGACCATCCGGCCACGCTCCCGGCAGATCTGGAAGCCATTGTTTGGTACATGATCGCCCAGCAGTGGGCCATCATTGAAAATGATGCCGCCGGGCTGTCGGCGTTCTCTATCTCCGATGTGAGCTGGACTTTCGATAAGAATATCAGCGAAACATGGCAGTCCGTGATTTCAAAGTATCAGCGGTGGTAACATGAAAATCCTTAAAGATGGATTTCGCGCAGATATGGAGCGCATCAAGCGGGAGCTGACAGCACTGCAAGGCGTGAGTATTCATGTGGGCATTCTGGGAGACGCGGGAAGCGACATCCTGATGATTGCCGGTGTGCATGAATATGGAGCGACGATCAGTGCGAAGAATGTCAAGCATCTGGCTATTCCGTTAAATATGGAAGCAAAGAATGCTGGCAGTCCCCGCAAATTCAATGACCTGCGGTTTATTCCCATTTCTCCCGGCTATGGCTTTTTGGTACGCGACAGAAAGCATCCCCAGAAAGCCCCCGGCAGGAAGAAGCAGGAAAAACATGATGCAAAAAAGCATCCGAGCGGCGGCGAAGAAGACCCGCGCCCGAATGAGGACTACGAGTGGATGTATATGCTGGTGGACAGTGTGACCATCCCAGAACGCAGTTTCATTCGAGCGAGCTTCGACACCGGCAAGGCCACGCTGGAAAATATCTGCAAAGAAGCTGTGGACGGCATCATTTTGAAAAAATGGACGGCTCAGGAGGCGGCAGACTACATCGGGCGGTGGGCGGTCGAAATGACCCACGACTACTTCAACACGAAGCTGTCACCGCCAAAGTCTGCCACAACGCAGTTGACCAGCACCCAGTATCAGCCCCTGTTTGATACCGGGCGGCTGTACAACAGCATTTCGTACAGCGTGGAGGGTATCTGATTTATGAGAAAATGGAAAGGGCCGCAGATCCCGCGAAGCCTGCTGCACAGTATGTACGAGGTGCATACCGAGGGCGGCGGCTATGATAAGGAGCAGGGCGGACAGTGGAAGCCGGGAACAACGGTCGAAACTGCGTTTCAGGGCGTTGTGATGCCGCTGAACAATGAGGATTTGCAGTACATTGACAGCGGAAGCTATACGCTCAATGCTCAGAAAGTCTATACGAATGGGCATACCCTGCAGGTGGGCGCTCAGTTCCGGGATGGGTTTGACGGCCAGATCTATACGGTCAAGCAGGAGCTGACCCACGGCCCTGTGCATTCGATGAAGCGCTACATGGTTGAGAAGAAAGGGGAGAGCAACCCGAAATGAATTTCAGGGAACTGCGGAACCGTCTGATCTCAAGCCTGTGGGATTACATTGGATGCCCGGTAACTGCACCGTATATCCCGGACGGCGGCATGGGTGACTATGAGATTGCCGATGTTGCCGAGGGTGTGAAAATCTCTCGGATGGAAATGCCATCGGCTACATTCTCATTCACCTTTTGCAGCCAGAACCGCACTGCGGAGAATGGCTCTGTGGTGAACGGAGAAGATGAAGCATGGTCGGTCGCTGATAAGGCAATCAGCTATTTTAAGCACGCAGGGCAGGATGATTTCCTTGCACTGGGCGTGGCGGTGGTTGATGTGGGCCAGGCACAGGACCGCACAACGCTTCTTGTGGACGAAGCCGCCCGGCGGGTCGGCTTTGATGTGCAGATTCGGTA